TTCTGCCCGCTGGTACGTCCGATGAGAGAGGAACCCAGGAACATGATGGCCGCCGCCGCCAGATACCCGCCGGTAGCCGCCAATGCGGATGCCCCGGCAAAACTGCCCCATACACCGGTCGCAATCAAGCCACCGACGCCCATAGCCACTACCGACAATGCGATGGCTGCGATAATTCCCAGGATACCCTTGCCGCTTTTGCCGCCCTTTTGGATAGCGGGATAAATCACAATGAAATCACCGTCGTGGATTTCCATTGTGCTGTCGACGCTGTAGCCGTTGACGGTGGCGAGCAGGTCGACGCCCTCCATCTTATAGAGTTCCATGAGGTCTGCCAGCGCCCCCCGCGCCTCGATATGCCGTATCTCCCGGCCGTCCTGCGGGGAAAACGGATTTTTAACCAGTACCAGTGTTACCATTCGCATCACCTGTAAACTCATAAAAACCGACGATCACCCGCCGCCATGCCGGGGAAGATAATCTGTCGATGCAGACGCCGATCCGCTCCCTTGTGTGAATGAACCGACCGCCGCCGATGTACACCGCCGTATGGTTCACAACGCCTTCCGGGCTGCCGAACCGCATAGCGATCAGGCAGGGCGCTTTCGGTTCCCGGATTTCCTTCCATGGGTAGTTTTTTATGTTTCCACTTATCAGCTCGTTCACCCGGCACATATCGTCGTAGTTGTACTGCATGTCGTATTCCGGGATTTCGTATCCGTATCTGCGGAATACTTCCTTCACCAGTCCGTAGCAATCGAAGCCGGTGTGAATGTCCCTGCCCCGGTTCACAAACGGGGTACCTATCAAATCAGTCAAATCAGCCATAAGCGTAGACCCCTTTCTGGTCGATGCCCGGATATCCGCCGAACCGCTTGCTGTTCCGGTGCGCCCGGCAGTCTGCCAGTGTATGCATACAGTTCGATTCGCTGCCCCGGTACCCACACCGCAGTCCTTTGTACTTGAACGGGCAGTTGTTTTTCATGTACCGGTCCAGTGGTCTCCTTGTTTTGGCGGAGTATCCGTTGCCCAGGGTGAACTCGATCCACTGCTCATCAATCTTGCAGGCTGTCACCACGAAGTATTCTTCCAGGTCGGGACTGCCGTTCAGGTTCAGGGAGTTGACCACCCTCAAAATCACTTCTGTCCCGACACCGCCGCCGCTGTCCTCCACATACCACTGCATCCCCTGGGCCACGTTAGACACCTTCAGCGACACGTTCGGGTCGGAGCCGTCGATCTGTTCGCTCGTCTCCCCAATCTGGAACGGGAACGCCTGGTACAACCGCCCTTTCCAGCGCACATCCTCGTTGTTGTAGCAGATGTACACCGTGTCCTGCAGCCGAATCTCCAGTAAGATGAGAAAGCAACTGTCCGTGGTCAATTTGTTCTTTTCAGCTTTGCTAATCGCAGAAATGGAGAGCATTTCTTACACCTCGGTCAGTTCAATCGTGCCGCTCCAGTAATGGAGGGCATCGTTGGTCCACTTCCCCACATGGGTGATCCGTACTTCCACCGTTTCCGGGTGGGCGTCATCCAGTGAGTCCGTGTTGACCCAGTTAAAAGACCGTGCCGAAAACGACACGGTCTGTGATATGAACGTCATTAAAGTCAGGTATTCGCTTCGCGGGATGTGGTTCCACTTCAGTGTCCACTTCCGCCTGCTTCTGGTGAACTTCCGTCGGCTCTGCTGTGAACCGTCCTCGAACTTGGTGATCAGGGAATTGTTCTCATACTCGCACTCAAACGGCCAGGCCGGCGGTGTAATGTTTGAAGGAAAATTGATGTTGGTCATTATGCCTTACCCCCTTGCAGCATGGAACGCAGGCCCATCGTGTTATTGTTGATGCCCTTCAGCACGACACCTAGGACCCATTGTTCCCCGTCAAAGCTGCTGCCGGTCTGTTCGGCCTCCATGGCCATCCCGGTCTCGTTGTGCAGGTTGATGACAATGGGCGGCATCCCGTTCCCATACGAACCGCTCCCCACATACCCGCCGCCCGCAAAGTGCGGCAGTATGCCGGAGTTCAGTGCGTTCAGCCTCGGAACGCCGATCCGTCTCACGGCCTCCGCGTTAATCACATACTCGCCGTTGGACAGCATGGCAGGGATGCTGTCGCTCGTCCCTGTACCAGGTCCCGAAATCATGCCCCCGGACGCAAAACTGCCCAGCCGGATTCCCAGCACATTGGACATGGCACCGTAGGTGTTGAACCCGCCGGTTGCAAATCCCCCGCCGCTGAACCCGAAGTTCGGGAAAATCAGGCCCAGGAGCTGGTTCACCACATGGGACGCCATGGCCTTGGCAATGCTGCTCACAATATCGTTCAAGAGACCGTTCAAGAGGTCCATGAACGCGTCACCGAAAGACTTCTGCCCGGTCAGCACCGACCGGAAGAAGTTTTCAAAGGTGTCCTGGCTGTCCAGAACAATGTCCGTTATCCTGTCGGTCGTGGATTTATTCACTTCCAGCCAGTTATCGTAGTACCGCTGCATGGCGCTCTGCTGTGTGTTATAGGAGTTGATCCGGGCCGCGTTCTCATTTGTCAGAAGTTTCTGTAGCGCCGCCCAGGAGTTCTGACGGAACGCCTCGTCCTTTTCCGCCATAAGATCTTTGCACTGGATATAAAAATTCTTGGACTCTTCGGCATACAGGTGCTCGGCGGCAGCGATGTCTTTCGCTACCTGCTTTGCAAGGGACAGCTTTCCGTTTTCCATCACCTCAAAGGCAACACCCTGGGCTGTGAAATTCTCTGTCAGCCGCTGTCGTTCCGCATCACTCATGCCGATGTATTCGATCTCGAACCACTGCCATTTCCGCTGGATATCGGCGATCGCTTCCTCGTGGTCCAGTTCCACCAGGTAGGCGGCCTTCTCCGCCGCGGTGGCATAGTTCATTTGCAGGGTCATGCTTTCCCGCATGGCATCCTGAACTTTCCGCAGGCTTTCCACCTGGGCCTTGGCGGCACGTTCTTCCGCCGCCCTCCGGCGCGCCTCCTCACGGACCGGGTCAACCTTCCGGCCACCCCCTCCGCCTCCTTTTCCGCCCGTGCCGGTGTCCGTACCGCCAGAGCCTCTGAAGTTGCTGAAATTGGGCGTCTTCACCGGAGCCTTGCTGCCCGGTATCTCAGGAGCCGTGGAACCACCGGGCAGATAACGGAGGCTCTTTCCTGCCTGCCTTGCCCGATCAAGCAGCTGATCCAGCCAGGCCAGCGCTGCCTGTACCGTGCTGCGGATGACGTCGATGACCTGTCTGCCCCAGTCCGGCAGTGCGTTATAGGCCATGTTCTTGAAATCGTCAATCACGTTCCCGATGGCGTTACCGATGTTCTCCGCCATGGTCGATATGGTATCCCACACAGAATTTGCCATATTGCCGGTCGTATCCATGAATTCATAGAAAAGGTCTATGGCTCCTGTGATAAAAGGTTCTATCGCCTCACCCAGCAGGACGCCGAACCCGGTCAGGATATCGATGGCATCGGTTACTACAGAAGTGACAGCATCAATGGTATCCGAGAATTCTTCTGTAATAGCCGCCGCCTTCTCTTCGCTGACTCCCAGGACATCCAGCAGGGCTTGCAACGTTTTCACGGGATTTAATATGGCATATATCGCCGCCCCGACCGCTGCCCCCGCTGCTATCAAAGGTAATAGTGGTGCCACGGCAGCCCAGGCAGATACAGCCATAGCTCCCAGCGCCGGTACCGCTACGGCTACGATCGCCCCGGCCAAAGCCATGATAGCCATCTGCAGTTCCGGCGGCACCAAATCAAGCAGCGCTTCTTTCAGACCTTTATCCTTAATTGAAGAAGCAAACTGCGAAAGAGCATCACCCGCCATACTGAACATTTCCGGCAGGTTGAGTGCCTCGGAGATGGCAAGGCCCGCCTGCATGGCGGTCTGTTCCACACCGTCCATCAGGTTGGACCAGGCGCCCAGCACTGTCTTGCTCTGCGCATCCATCATCCCGGCATAGCGGCTTTCCATGCCGCCAACCAGCGCTTCCAGTGCCATCTGGCTGTCCACCATGCCCTTGGACACTTTGTCCTGCGCCGTGGCTACATCCGTACCGAGGTATTGCGCCAGCATCTGCCAGGCTGGGATACCAAGTTCTGTGATCTGCATCATTTCCTGGCTGGCCAGTTTGCCTTTCGCCGCAATCTGGCCTAACGCAACGGTCAGCCGGTTCACACCGTCCTGCCCCGCGCCTACGCCGGCAGCGGCATCACCCACCGCCGTTAAGGTCGGTATGATTTGTTCCGCGGTGAAACCGAATGCAAGGAATTTCTGGGATGCCAATGTTACATCTTTAAATTCAAAGGGAGTATGGGCCGCGAAATCCTGCAATTCCTTAATCATCTGATCGGCCTTGTCGGCACTGCCCAGCATGTTGGTCATGGCGGTCTGCACATTCTGCAGTTCGCCGCCGGCCTTTACGGCATAGACCGCTACACCAGCCAATGCAGCTCCCACCGCCGTGATGCCGATGGCCGCGCTCCGGGACATGGACATGCCTTCCCTGCCGAACGCATAGTTCAGCTGGCGCTGTACCGCTTTCAGTTCCTTCTTCAGATCCGAGGTGTCAGCCCCGATGTTCACCAGAAGGTCGGCTACCTTTGTTGCCATGTCCCAGATCCCCCTTTTCCAGATTGAACTTCTGTATAAAGTACTCCCTTTCTGCCTGACGTTCTTCCGCCGTGGTATCCGGCAAAAACGGCTTCATCAGCTGCTTTGGCGTCATCTCCTTTTTCAGGTGGATGTTCATCAGCCAGGATACCCAGTAGGCTGTTTCCCACAGCTCTTCCAGGTGCTTTTCCTGCCAGGCGTCCAGGAGTTCCTTTACCTCAAACAAATTCAAGGCATGGAACTGTTCGTGGGTGTAACCCCGCTTTATCAGTTCATGCCCTGCAAATTCCATATATTCCCGAAATGAGGGGAGTTTCTTCCCCTCTATCCGTTTTTTTCTTCTTTTTCCGCCTCATCCTCCAGTTTCTCTGTGGCATCCTCCGGGAAGGTCGCCAGATACGCTGCCGTACCCGCGATGCCTGTCGCCACCACCGCCTTGGTGATGGGAAGCGAGATCTCCTCGATGCTGTGTCCCTTGTACAGAAGTTCCTGGATCTTGTCTGCATAGAACTTCTGGGAGCGTCCCCGAAACGAACCGTCCTCTTCATGGACAGATACGGAAAGGAGCGCGGTTATGACCGTGATGCTCAAGGCCCGGAGTTCCTGCAGTACCTGCAGGGTGGGCATCTTCAGCATTTGTTCCACGGTCATCATTTTGCCGATATCCAGTTTTAGGTACTGGCCTTCCTTAATCAGGTCAAACGGAACTTTTTTAACCATTGTTGTCCTCCTGTTCTGTCACTTCACCGTTGTCGTCTCCGCCAGTTTCTTCTCCGGGATTATCTTCCGTATCCGTCTGCAGTTCCGACAGCGGGCCATCACCGGAAATCGTGCCGGAGATGGTCGCCACATCATCGTGCTGCGTGTTTAGCGAAAATTCCGTGATGGAACCCCAGCCGGTGTAGTAACTCCTATCCGGGTACTCAAACTTCAGGTGTACCTGCTGGCCTGCATTGAACGCGGCCTCCAGGTAACGAGCCCCTTCATCGTTCAAAAGCACAACGGATTCCAGGTCGATGCCCCAGCTCCTGAGTCCCGGCAGATGACAGGTCCAGCCGCCTGAGGTCTTGTGGGAGGCATCCAGTTCATCCGCTTTACGGTTCAGCTTGCCGGAACGCTGCCCGCCAATCAGCAGCCAGTCCGGTTCCTGGTCGCTCACACCCTTGTTGGCATAAATTAGGTAATCTTTGCCCGCCGTCGCCGTGGATGCGGCATCGGTACGGGTCGGAAATGTAGTCGTAGACATCTTCAGTCCTCCTTCTTGTTCTGTATCAGCATATCCAGGGTGATGACACCGCTGTAACCGATCTCATCCTCCGGGTACGTCTCGTAAAAATCAACCGCCTGGCTGCACACAAAGAACTCATCCGCAGACAGGTCGATTTGTTCCGCTCTGAATGTATTGATGAGGCTTTCCGCAAGGTTATTGATTTCAAACCTGCCTTTGTAATTACTGTAGATATGGATATGGACGGAGGTTTTCGTCATATCCTCGGTCTTGGTGGATTTGTCCTGCACATTGACCGCCCCCAACGTGATGAACGGCAGCTGGGCGTCTTCCGGCACATAGTCGTACACCCGGTACCCGGTCCTTTCACGCAGGAACGGCACCAGCGCTTTGTGCAGGGCATTATTAGGTAATCGTTTCATGTTCCCCTCAGCGCTTTCTTCGCATCCTGTATAATCGTCGGTTCCACATATTCATAAGCGGTTTTCATAAACGGCTTACCCACACGTTTTGGAACCACCACAACTTTTGAGTACCGGTATCCTCCGGTGAACGGGAACCGCAATGCTTTCTTACGTTTGGTACGAACGATAACCGCCCTTGCGCCAAACTCGACCAGATGCGCATGGGGTTCGTTGGAATAGACCTGCCCTTCCAGCCTGACGGAGCTGAACCGGGTCTTGATGGATTTACGCAGCCTTCCGGTATGTCTTGGCACACGCTGCGCCGCTTCACGACGTACCATCCTTGTGCCTTTCCGGAGCGCGCCTTCCATACGCAGCCTCATCCTTCCATCCCATGCCTTGATCTCCCGGATAGCCTTGGCGAGTTCACCTGGTGGCACCTTTACCGTGAATGCCGACATAATTCACACCCCCGGTTCGTAATGCCGCAGGATGAGCATCGTGTTGTCCCGGAAGGTGTTGTCGGCGGTTTCCACTTCAAACACATCCCCTTCCAGCACCACCCGCCAGCCACGGCAGATATCCTTTCTGGGACGGATGCGGATCCGCACCTGTTCCCGGTTCATGGGAGTCCCTTCCGCCTGCTGTTCGGCATAGTCCGTCCGCTCCATCTTCGCCCAGGCTTTCCCGGCATCCTCATAGACCGTTTCCAGCCCTCCGTAACCGTCCTCACGTGTGACAGGCCGTAGGAGTCCGATCCGCTTGTCCATCTTGGCTATTTTCATATCAGAACCCATCCTTCCGCACACCGAACAGGAGGGAACGCAATGTCAGGGTCAGGGCATGATGGTCAGCTTCCTCCCGGTGTTCGTACAGATAGGCTGCCGCATACAGAACCGCGGTCTTTGCCGTATCCCCCAGGGCTGCGAATTCCTCCGCATCCTCTATCCGGGCCACATCCATGCACAGCTTCTCCGCCGATTTGGACAGCCCGGTAACCAGGCTGTCCTCCTCATCCGTATCTACCCTCAGGTAGTTCTTCACTTCCGCCAGTGTCAGAAGCATGACCATCACCATCCCTTATAAATCAATCCCCGCCGCCTTCGTTGCCACCGGATTCACCGCCGGACTCTCCACCGGCATTGCCACCGGATTCACCGCCACCGGCAGACGTACCGGCTACTTTCAACACCTGTACTGCTTCCGGCAGAACCAGAAGGCCATCCACGCGTTCCTTCATCACGTACCCCACCATGCCGTTCCCGGCGAACAGCTCTTTCAGTACCTGCAGGGTACGCTGTCCGCGATCGCCGATGTTATAGTAGCTGAAGTCACCGAAAGCCAGTGCTACATTACCGGCAGCCAGCTTCGGTGCGAACTGGGATGTACGGATGCCGTATCCCAGGATACGATCCGGTTCACCGGACTGCAGGCTCGGCTGCCACAGATAGTTGCCGTTCTCATCCTTCAGCTTGCGAAGCACGGCCAGAGTGCTGTCGTTAGTGATGAAAGTCGCATTCTTTCGGTACGGGCGTTTCAGCTTGTAAATCAGGTCGATAACGTCATCCGCATCGATGTCCACCGTGCCGATGGTCACGCCGACCTGAGCATCCTTAAATACGCCGGTCGGTTTCCCTTCGCCATCCCCGTTCAGGAAAGCGTCTTCCTCAGCGTTGGCAATCGCCTTACCGAACTGCGTGATGATATAGTCTTCCAGTCGGAACGCATTGTCCGCCAAAAGTTCCTCGGTAATCTTGATGGCCACATGCAGTTTGTGGGCATCCAGCAGTTTCTGGTCGAAGGTCGCGTCACCAAAGGTCAGCGCGCCGCCTTCCTCTACCCAGAGAGCCGCCGGTTTTGTTGCCGCGATATTGATTTTACGTTCCCCGCTGGTGCGGATGTTCGTCGCCAGCCCACGCAGGACGTTTTCTTCGTCCAGGACATCGATCAGGCGCTTGTCGTATTCGTCAGGTACCAGATAGCCGCCCGCTTCATCGATACCTTCCTGCAGGACGTTGGATACGTCGCGGAACTTGGTACGGATTGCCGTGAACATCGCCTTGCGGTATTCATCGGACGCCGTGCCTTTCTTTTCATCCGCGCCCGGTTCCTTCGTCCGGGGTTTGCCGGTCAGCGGCCTGGAAGTCGGCTGCGCCAGCTTCTTGTCCATCTCGGCCTGCTTTTCAAGACGGTTGATGGTCTTGCCCATCTCTGCGATATCAGCCTCCATCTTCTCATACGCTTCCGCATCGGCGGCGGTCATCTTGCCATCCTTGTCGGTATGGTCTTCCAGAAATTTCTTCGTGGATTCCCACAGTGTCGCACGCTTTTCAATCAGTTCGTTAATGCTCATAGCCATTATGTTTTCCTCCTCTTAATGACTTATCTTTTCGAGCCTCTCCATGAGTGGCTTTACATCAACCCGGTCATCGTTTTCCGGGATTTTGTCTGTGACAGGAAACTTGCCAAGCAGTGAATTCACCACGGTTACTTTTGAGAACATCACCGCCTCCGGCTCTTCCTTTTTCCCATCCTCGTCCGTGAACAGGATGCCGTCTGCGAAACCCAGTTCCACCGCTTTCTTGGCGTTGAACCAGGTCTCATCGTCCATCATGTGCGCAATCTTCGTCCGGGACTGACCCGATTTCAGCTCATACGCATTGATGATGCTTTCCTTGATTTCGTCCAGCATGTCGATAGCCTGCTGCATGACCTTCTTGTCTCCCATGGCGATGGTCATGGGATTATGAATCATCATCATGGCCACCGGGGACATAGAAACCTTGTTACCCGCCATGGCGATGACCGATGCCGCCGAAGCCGCCAGCCCGTCGATGCGGACATCCACGTTGCCGGGATAGTCCTTCAGCATGTTGTAAATCTGGGCCGCAGCGAACACATCTCCGCCCGGTGAGTTAATCCATACCGTGATATCACCCTCGCAGGCGTTCAATTCCTCACGAAAAAGACCCGGTGTGACTTCATCGCCATACCAGGTCTCATCGGATATCTGCCCGTTCAGTACAAGGGTGCGGCTTCCGGTATCCTCGTTCCGCACCCAGTTCCAGAATTTCTTCTTCACTTTTTATTACCTCCGTCTTCTGTTTGTTCCTGTTGTTGCCCCTTGGCAAACAGCCCGGCATCCTTCATCTTGGTCATGTTCCCATTGATGAGGTACAGGTTTCCGCCTTCCTCCTCGGATATGGGATTCAGATTTTCCATCTCCCGGATGTCGTTGGCGCTCAGCCAGCCGTTCTGCCTGCCTACTGCATACCCGTTCATCCGGCTCTGGTAATCACCACGCAAGAGGCCGTCCACATTGAATTTGATAAAGTACCTCTGCTTTTCCGATGGCAGGAGCAACGCTTTGTGCATTGCCTGTTCCCATCGGATCACCCAGGGGTTCAGTGTGTACTTCACGAATTCCAGGGACTGCTGCTCGATGTTGGAGAAGCTGGATTTATCCAGATCGCCAACCATATGAGGCGGCACCCGGAATATCCGGGCAATCTCATCAATCTGGAACTTCCGCGTCTCCAGAAACTGCGCCTCGTTTGGCGAGATAGACATAGGCTTATAAGTCATGCCCTCTTCCAGTACCGCCACGTTGTGACTGTTCTTCCCGCTGAACTGCGCATGCCAGCTTTCCCGTAACCTCTCCGGGTTCTTCACCACACCGGGATGCTCCAGTAGACCGCTGGGCGTTGCGCCGTTGGCGAAGAACGTGGAACCGAACTCCTCCGCCGCCATGGACATTCCGATGGCGTTCCGGGCCATGGCGATTGGGGAATATCCAATCAGTCCGTCATACCCCAGACCGGGAATATGCAGCAGCTGGTCGGGCCGGAGTTTCACCTGCTCGTAGCGTTGCCTGCCATTGAACTCATCCAGATAACGGGTGTAAGTATAGACGAGCTGCCCATCCTCATCCCTGCTCACATCCATCTTTTCCGGCAGAAGCGGGTACAGCCACTTCACCCTGCCGTAGCCATCCCGGATGATTTGGGCATAAGCATTGCCGTACAAAAGCAAATGCCCCATGAGGGTCTCCCGAAAGATGAAGCTTGTCATCTCCGGGTTCGGCTCGTCATGGAGCAACGGGTATAACGGATGGTCGGTGACCATCTCTTTTCCTTTGTCTTTGTAGCGGTACACATGCAATGGGAGTCCCGCAATGGATTCCGCCAGTATCCTTACGCAGGCGTACACCGCTGTGACCTGCATGGCCGTGCGTTGGTTCACCGTCTGTCCTGCCGCACTCTGTCCAAAGTAGTACTGCATGGTTCCGGACAGTGAGTTTTTGGGTTTGTCGCGAGAATGGAAGAACTTTTCATAGAATCTGGTAAAGATGTTCATGTGTCCTCCTTAAAATGGGCATGAAAAAAGCACTTACTGGCGTAAGTGCTGTACAAATAATATATATGACAAAAATTGTTTTCTTTTCAGTCATAGTTTTGAACGATTTTTTCGTTACGATATAGGCAGCTAAAAGAAAAGGAGGATGATCGATATGAAGAAAATGCTGAGCGGAGTATTAGCTGTTGTAGCCTTGACCGGTATCATGGGTCTGTCCAGCGCAGAAGCTGCCCCAAAACCGAAAACCCCTCCACCGAACCCGCCACATAAAGTGGAACAGCCGAAACCGATGCATGAGTTCAAACGTCATCATGATTATGTACTTGTACAGCAACACAGGTGGCGCGACAATCACAACCACAGACACCTTGACAGGATTTGGCGCGACCGCCACGGACACCGGCATATAGAACACGTTTTCTAAAACAAATATCGGCTAATCTAAAGGCTAACTTTGGATTAGCCGTATTTTTTTTGCCTGCCACACAAAGATGCTTTTCATTAACCCCTATTTATTCTTTGCCAAATAATACCCCCACCACTTTTTGATTTTGACGTCCGGCAACGCTGCCTTGACATAAGCATAGGCTTCATCACGAGCAGTATCTTCATCCCAATCTGCCGGTACCGGGATATCTATCTCAGCATGCAGCCTGACAGTACGCTGATGACATCCGGCCATAACCCCTGTGCCTTTGCAACGACAATCCATAACTCCTGATTCATCTCTCATCATTTGACCTTTCCTAAAGCCATAACAAAAGGGACATTTAGCCATTATCTGCCTTTTACCCTTCATCTGAAAACCGTTAACCATTTCTTATAACAGCAAAATGCCCCTGCCGTCATATACGCTCTCACTGCTTTCATTCCCGCAACGTATCGCCCTGTCCAAAGCCATCACCGTTGCCACCACTCCGTCAATCTTTTCCGTGGATTTCTCCTTGTCCGGCTTGATGTTACCCGCCGGATCCGTCTTGATGAAGATGTTGTCCATCATCCAGCGCAGTACCGGTTGCCCGCCATGAGCAATCTTTTGTTCCAGCGTCAGCTTCATTAGTTCCTTGGTCGGCGGGCTCATGTCCTTGAATCCCTGTCCGAAAGGTACTACTGTAAAACCCATGCCTTCCAGGTTCTGAACCATCTGCACCGCGCCCCAGCGGTCAAAAGCGATTTCCCGGATATGAAAGCGTTCACCTAATTTTTCAATGAAATTTTCAATATAACCGTAGTGAACTACATTTCCTTCCGTGGTCAGCAGATACCCCTGCCGTTCCCATACGTCATAGGGAACATGGTCGCGTCTCACCCGGAGTTCCAGGTTTTCTTCCGGTATCCAAAAGTACGACAGAATCTGAAATTTGTCTTCCTCGTCCAGCGGCGGGAACACCAGCACAAAGGCCGTGATGTCCGTGGTACTGGACAGATCCAACCCGCCATAACAGATCCGCCCTTCCAGGTAATCCTCGCTCACTGGAAAGGCGCAGGCATCCCACTTGTTCATAGGCATCCACCGGATGCTCTGCTTCACCCACTGGTTCAGCCGTAACTGACGGAAGGCATTCTCCTCGCCGGGGTTCTGCCGTGCGGAGTTGAATGCGTCTTTCACCTTTTCCATTGACACAGTGATGCCAAGGGACGGGTTCGCCTTCTTCCAAACCTTCGGATCCGACCAGTCCTCGTCTTCTGCCGCACCATAAATTACGGGGTAAAAGGTCTGGTCAATCTTCCTGCCTTCCAGAATGTCCTTCGCTTTCTGATGGGTCTCATAGCAGATACTGTTGGTATCCGTGCCGGCCGTGGTAATCAGGAAATACAAAGGTTGCATCCGTGCATCGCCGGAGCCTTTGGTCATAACATCAAACAGCTTCCGGTTCGGCTGGGTATGCAGCTCATCAAAGATGACCCCGCTGACGTTGAACCCATGCTTGGAATAGGCATCCGCAGACAATACCTGGTAAAAACTGTTGGTAGGCAGATAGATTAGCCGCTTCTGTGAGGCCAGTATCTTCACCCGCTTGTTCAGCGACGGGCACATACGTACCATATCGGCGGCAACCTCGAACACGATGGAGGCCTGTTGCCGGTCTGCCGCACAGCCGTACACCTCTGCCCGTTCTTCCCCGTCACCGCAGCATAACAGAATTGCGACCGCTGCGGCCAGTTCGCTCTTGCCCTGCTTCTTGGGTATCTCGATATAGGCAGTAGTGAACTGACGGTAGCCGTCCGGCTTCAGGATACCGAATATATCCCGGATGATGCGTTCCTGCCAGTCGATAAGTTCAAAGGGCTTACCTGCCCATGTTCCTTTAGTGTGTTTCAGGCACTGGATAAACTGGACCGCATAATCCGCTTGGGCCTTGCTGTACTTCGAACCCTTCGCCATGAACTTCGTGGGTTTGTACCCCCTGAGTTTCCGCACCCTGCTCACCTCCCTCAATTCCAATGTTTAAAGGGCAGCTTTCGCCGCCCTTTTTCTATTCCGCAAAATATACAACACCAGCCAATACGAAGAATACGCACGGAAGCGCGACCCCGTTACCCCACATCTTATATTCCGCAGAATCGGTGTGAGGGTTCTTCAGCCATTTTATGATCTGGTTCCGGGTTCGTGCTTTCCTGGCTGTTCCCATTATCCGTCTGTGCGTCTCGAACACCTCTGTCCAGAATTGGATTTCTTCATCTGTCGGCTCCGGTGTTTCCAAGCTAGCGCACCACCAATCTGGGAATCCCTGGAGCCTGGCGCATTCTGTCGGCGTTAACCTTCGTACTGTATAATATGCGCCTACCGCCCCAGGCCCTCTTGCCGTCAGCGTTGGTTGCACTTCTTCTTCGACATGCATTCCAAACTTCGCATTTTTGTCCATTTTGTTAGCATCTCTGCCAATGCCGTAAACGGTCAGTGGTTCTTTATAATCACTTGCCAGTAACGAAGGAGCAAGCTCCTTTACAAACTGTGTATGAAAACTCCCTTTGCTTGAACAGCATACTATGCGTTGATGGTCTTGCATATTGTCCAACGATTCGGTGTTTTCGTTCATCCCTAACTGTTCGTCCTGATTATTTTTCATGCAAACAGCGTGTGGTGTTCCGTGACTATCGGAACATAAAGTAGGTGCAAAATTTACTGTATAATTTGCTCCACCTTTGCCACCCTGAAGATCAATTCCATAAGCTACCGCATGGCGATCCACAGTATTCAGCGTAAAAGACACATCTTCACCGATACCACTTCCCTGGGGACCGTTTTCATATTTACGGCCAATCATGGAACCCTGGATAGATACCACTGCTATACCGCCTTGGTTGCTTCCGGGCATATTGCCGCCACGGTCAACGGTTCGGCTGGTGTCGCTTTCATAAGCATGATTACGCATATTCTGCGTCCCATCAGAAGATTGACGGACATCAAAGGTCTTCACTGTCTCTACAATTGCCATGCCACCTTGATTGCAGTTCGGATTTCCTCCGTTGGCGTCCAATGTCCTCGAAGTGTCCGCCTCATAAGTCCCTGAACTAGGATTTTCCGATTTCATGGAATTGCTGTCCTTGGAACAAATGCCGAAAACCTCCTGCTTGACGACGAACGGTTGGTTGTTCCCTCCTGTTCCATAATTAGATAATATGGTTGGAGCCTTGTCCTTCGGTCCCGTATAACGGTTATCATGACTATGATTCTCATAAACTGTGGCAGGAACAACTCCCCCACAAAGAGTCGGGGACTTTTCTTCCTCATACCCAATAGAATGCGCATCCGCCGAATTTTCAGTACGGAACGCGGCGGAGGACATCACCACAGGTGGATGATGCGCTTCCGCACGCAGGGTTGCCGTAATCTCGTGGGTCACATCCATACGGATGCCGCCCTGATCGTTCAGGCAGATTGCGCCGCCTGGCTCTCCAACGCCGCCTTCAGAACGGCAGGCAGTTCTTTGCCACGCTGCAAAGCCCTCTGCAGAATACCCAGACACGCCTTCCGACTCAAATAATACTTTTCCGGCACAGTGGCCAGTAAGATGTCCGACAAGATAGATGCGTTTTCTTCTCTGGGGTACGCCCCAAGCGTCTGCGTCCAATACTCTCCAGGCGACTGAGAACCCGTCGCCCATGATACATCCTGCCGGTTCCCACTTCGCAGATCGAGGTATTGAAACCGTATCATCGCAGATGCCGCAGATTTCTTCGAGGACCTTTTGGAAGTCTTCTCCTCCGTGGCTTGAAAAGGCTCCTGGTACATTTTCCCAAACAATGAACCTTGGATATATTGCATTTGTCTTCTCCCTCATTTCCTTAATGATGCGGATGGCCTGATGGAAGAGACCGGATTGGCTTCCTTCCAAGCCTGCGCGCCTTCCCGCAATGGAAAGGTCGGTGCAGGGGCTGCCGAAGGTTATAATGTCCACCGGCTCCAACTCATGTCCGTCCAACTTATTGATGTCCCCATAGTGCTTGACAAAAGGCAGGCGTTTTGTCGTTACCCGGATTGGGAACGGTTCAATCTCACAGTTCCAAATCGGCTTGATACCCGCCAAAATACCGCCCAGTTCAAAGCCTCCGCTCCCGGAAAACAAAGAACCAAGTGTCAGATGTTTATTATTCACGCCCTTCCCCTCCTTGCCGTCAGCAATTTTTCCATCAGATCGTCCTGTGGCGATTCTCCGCCGTAATCGCTGGAACAGTTCTCTTTCACTATCTGGAATATCTCTGTCCATAGACGGTTCGTCTGCGACATATAATTCTGGCCCATGGCAACATACGGGCTCTGCATCGCATTCCCCGTAGTCGGGTGTTTAGCAAGGAACCCATATTCACTCACCGCTTCCTCGCACTGTATCCACCGTGCTGCACTCATCGCATACCGTTCCAGCAATTGTGGTGAAATTAAAGAGGAGCAGCCCCTTTCATGGAGCCACTCCCATGTTTCTGTATATATTTTTGCCGCCACCAGTTTTTTTCCATCCTCCTGAACCGCTGAAAGCATCTTCGATGGTTTTGGCATATCCCGGCCTTCCAGCTTCGCCGCATTGTCGAAGCTGATGACCCTGATCGTCCTCTTGCCGGGATTACCTTCGGCGATTTTGTCGGCAAGCGGCTTTTTCTTTGCCCCGGCACCGACTCTTGCGCCGCCACGGTTCGTTCCGTCCTTCGCCATTTTTCCATAACTCCTTGTCTCGGGCCTATTACCCTGTTTGAAAACGCGTTTTTGTTCGTACGTATAGCCGCCCGGTCTGATCCGGAGGGCCTCTGGAGATTTAAACTCCCCCTACCCCGTCATCTCTTCCGGAATTTGTGGAACCGGTCCCCCATCTCAATGCTGATACGGGAATGGCAGGGCTTGCAGAGAGCCATAAGGTTTGACTCGTCATGCGTCCCACCGTGATCCAGTGGCAGGATATGGTGTACTTCCGTTGCTTTGGTCAGCCTGCCATCCTTCCTGCACTCCTCGCACAAAGGATGCTTCGAAAGAAACCTCGCACGGATCTTCTGCCACGCACTCCCATACCGTCTCTTCGCAACAGGGTCGCGGCCATATCTTTCATACTGCCTGATTGCCTGCTTCTTATGTTCCTCGCAGAACCTTCCTTCCGTCAGCTGCGGACAGCCGGGATAACTGCACGGCCGCTTCGGTCTCCTCGGCATATCCATCACCTCCGGGGCATAGAAAAACCCCCGGAAGATACGCTCCTCCGGGGGCCGCTTTATATTTTGCTTTTCTGGCATTTTAATTATATCACAAACCCAATGTGCAAATCTCTGCAAAAACGTGCAAACTTTTATGATTTTCCAAAAGTTTTCACCTTTTTGCACCTTTTTGCACATTGTATGTACCGCTGCAGGTTTCCATCATGAACACTGCCGGGCGTTGTCATTAGGCAAAGTGCTTCAAACCCAGTATCCATCGGCTCATGTCACACTTTGACAGTTCTATCCTTAACTTTTACTATAGTGATTTTTTAATTTTTCCCCTATAAAAGTTATATATAAGAGTGTCAGATAGTGACATAGAAAGTGTCAAACCACAGACGGTTACTGACTTATAGGCACTTTTTCTCATGGTTGTACTCTGGCATAAAATGACAGGCTATGTCGTCATTTTCCATAGAGTGTCTCTTGGTAGGCTTGCCCACGACATCAACAAAAATAAGCCCACCCTGTTTCCAAGGCGGGCATATACTCAAATATTATTTTTTCTTTTTGGCGGCTTTCTTTTTGGCCGGTTTAACATTGACAGCTTCTTTGAATGCTTTTCCGGGTTTGAACGCGGGAACAGTAGCAGCGGCAATCTTGATAGGTTTGCCGGTCTGCGGATTCTTGCCGGTACGGGCTGCACGGGCACGGGCTTCGAAGGTACCAAAGCCGATCAGCTGTACTTTGCCTTTCTTGGCAACTTCAGCAATCGTCGCTTCGATGATGCCTTTCAGTGCTTTTTCCGCACTTGCCTGGGACATTTCAGTCTTTTCAGCAATTGCTACTACAAGTTCGTGTTTGTTCATGATGGTCGCTCCTTTATAAAAATATTAGCGAGAGTGCATCAGCACTGGCTCTACAATAATAATATCAGTGTTCATCAGTGTTTTCAAGGACTTAATTGTGAAATTAGTGAGATATAATTGGAATTTAGAGGGCATGTCCTCCGGATACCTTTATGACTTGCCCCGTAAGCATTCGTGCCTTCTCACTTGCCAGAAACAGAATCGTATCGGCAATATCTTCCGGCTCAATCAATTTCCCCATCGGAAT